CGGGGTCCGGCCCCAGTGTGGGCACGGTCCTGATCGTGTGCTCGCAAGTGCTGAAAATCGCCAGCTCGTCCAGTTCCAGCGACTGTTTCACCAGCATGGCGCCGGCCTTGCGCGAGCCTTTGCCAGCCCACCATGGCCGGAAAGTCAGCCCAGCCTTGCGAAAGGTCTGCGCATGGGTGATCTGGGTGCCGTACTGGCTGCCGCCCTTGGCGAATAGGTCCGGACCGGTGATGCGCAGGTTGATGTCGTAGCCCACCCGGGCGTCATGCGCCTCGCGGGCGACGATGCGCTGCGCCACCTTGTCGGGGGTCTCCTTGGTACCGGTGTTGGCCAGCGGCTTGCCGTCGTCGTCCAAGGCGATGCCGTACAGCTCGCGCCACACGTAGGTCTTGCCCTCTGGGTCTTTGGCAAACCACAGCACGCAATAGGGCTTGGCATAGCCCCAATCCATCGCCATCCAGACCTTCCAATGCACAGGAATGGGGAACGGCTTAATGACGTGGCGGCGCTCGTCCCATGCGTCGGCCAGGAACGCCCCGATGTTGATGTCCCAGGACCCAAATCGCCATGCCTTCTTGCGGTTCGGGTCCTTGATGCCGTCCAGGCTTGCCAGATACAGCGGGTCGTTTTGCAGGAGCGTGAGGTTCTCGCTCACGTCCGAATGCACGTAGCACCGCTCCCGCCCTTCGGTGTCGCGGATGATCTCGCCCGGCAGCACCTCGCCGATGCGAAACCGCTCCTTGACCGCGCCGTGGCCTCTGCCATAGGGGTTGGTCGTGGCCCGGATCATGCGCGGCATGCCGGGGTGGGCCGAGCGACAGCAGGAATGCATCATCTCGTAGAAGGCCAGAGAGCGCCAGTTGGTCAGCTCCTCGAACCCGATCCACGGAAACTCCGACCCGTGGTAGTCCCAATAGTCGTCCTCCTTGATGCCCGAGCGCAGTAGAAGCTCCTCGCCGTCCGGAAATTTCCATGTGTAGGTGGACTCATTGAACCGGGCAGCAGGCCAGAACAGGCGAAACCATGTCTTGCTCTTGGCTGCCACGTCGGCGAGCTGCGGGTAGGTCTCGCGGAACAGAACACCTCGCCATGCTTGGCCGAAGCCGACCCCGACGTACTGGGCAAACGACATCAGCAGTGCGGCAGTCTTCCCGCCGCCTCGCGTGCCCTCCAGCAGGCACTCGAACACCGGGCAGGCCAGGAACAGGGTTTGGCTGCCGGCGTGCGGGGCCCAGACCTTGGTCACCGCTTGCGCGTCCCCAGGCCGTGGAACAGACCAGCCAGGCCGGCCGGCGTCCTCACCCGGCGCAGCTCGATCTGCCGGCGCATTTCCTTGCGCGCGAACTCGACCAGCTCGGGGCGCATACCCATGAAGTCGGGCATGCCCTGCGCCTGGTGCGCCAACGCGTCGGCGTTCAGGGCCTGCAACGCCTGGGCCTGCTGCTCTGGCTCCATGCTGGCCAGCGACCGCTCGATGGTGGCCGACTCGTGGACGGCATAGGGGGATGCTTGGGGGGTTTTCATGCTGGGTCGCCCTGCGTGGTGGCTGCTACCGTCTTTGGTCCAATGAACTTGATACGGTATTTGCCGCTCTTGTCGCGGTGTTCCTGCTCGCAGTAGCGTCGGAATGCCGCCTCATGCAGCTCGCCGGGCAGCATTTCAATGCCGGTGCCCATCAGTCCGCCCTTCCATGATCCCTTCTCCGGCCCGACCTCTTCGCTGAATGTCAGGCTCAGGCTGCGCTGGATCTTGGCGCGGCGGAACACGGACAGCCATGCAAACGCTCCCGTGCCGAAGCGCCACTCGCGCTCCTCGATGTGCGTGGCGCACTCAATGCGCTTGCCGTCGAAGTCCTCGATCACAAACACGGTCTTGGCCAGGGTCTTTTCGAACTCGTAGCGCCAGCCCCATTGCGCCCGCTTGACCTCCCTGCTGGTGGTCTCCCACAGCGTCTCGATGTGCTGCCCGGTTGGCCCGTACCAACTCTGGCGCACGAACCGCCAGTTCAGCCAGGGCAGGAAGAACACCTTGTTCTTGGTGGTGACGCTGTCGTGGGTCTGGGGCCCGTAGTGGACGTGCAGCGTCTTGTCGCTGAGGGTGAACCCGTATTCACACGGAAACACCTCGAAGTAGTGGTCGCGGCCAAGCCTGGCAATGGTTGCGGCGTCCCAGGTGGTGGGCACATGCTTGATGCGGTAGTCCGGCAGCAGGCGCGGCAACTCCACGATCAGCGTGCGGCCGAATCCGTGCATCTTGAGGTTGCAGCCCGTGTTTTCGCCATCTTCGTGGTCGCCGCCCGAGTCCAGCATCAGGCCGAACGGGCGCCAGCCCTGGTCGTTGTGCTGGCTCAAGGTGAACGGGCCGAAGTGCTTGTCGTTTCCGCTGTAGCGGCGCTTGGATTTCGTCATCTTTACTCCTGTGGTTTCGGTGCACCCTGCACCAGTTGCGTCCATGCCTTGGCGTCCTGCAGCACGCCGGGGACCACCAGCACGCCGGCCTGCACCGTGGTCGTCGCCGCCGGCAGCGGCTGCCCATTGGGGCCGGTGTGCTCCAGACTGGCGCGCTCGCGGTACACGTGGGGCCGGCGCGCCTTGAGCATGAAGATCAGCAGCGTGTCGCTGTACTCCTGCAGGTGGCCGCACACCACGCCCTGGTGGAACACCGGCTTGGTGACGCCTCGCATGCCGCGGCGAATGGCTTCGCGCTCCATCAGCTCGGTGCCGGCGTCGATCGCGTCGTCCCAGGCCTCGGCGAATTCCGGGTCGCCATCGCGCCAGCGGTAGGCGGTGCACCGGGCAACGCAGGCGGTCTGTGCGGCGTCCCGCACGGTCTCACCGGCGTGCAGTTCGACCAGGAAAACCACCTTGGAAACGTCTTCCGCCTCCTTTTCAGGTGTCGCCGGTGTATCAACCACGGATCACCTCCACCAGTTCCGGCAGGATCAGCGCCACGTCGAATGCACGGTTGCGCGGGCGCAGGTACCGACACACCAGCCAGACCCTGTGCCCTCGCCTCTTGCCACGGTAGGCAATCACCACGGCATCCATGCCCAGGGGCGTGCGCACCTTGGTGCCGATGGGGATTTCCTCGGCGTCCATCGGCTGGGGCGTGAAGCGCAGCAGGCCGATCGGGGGCTTGGTGTTGATGGCGGCGGACATCATTCCTCCAGTGCCCTGCGCTTGGCCTTGTACCGGGCCCGAATCTCGATCAGCTCGGGGTGGGTCCACTTGTGCGGCTCGTTGTTCGCCTCCAGCGCCTCGACCCGCTCCAGGCCGATCCGCTCGATCAGGCCCAGCCGGTAGTCGACCGCCCTGCCAGCCCCGTGCCTGTTGCACACGACCAGCTGGCGGTGGCAGTTGTCCTCGTTGAATCGGAGGTGGCCAGCGCTTCCCGTCGAACGGTAGTGCCCGGCGTCCCAGCGGGAGCCTGTGAGCAGGGTGGAGTCGTCGGCAGTCCGGCCGCAGCAGATGCACGGTTGCCCCTTATCCCGCAGCCGGATGTAGGCGTTGAACTCGGTCTGCGCCTCGCGGATGCGGTCGGCGATGGTCTTCAAGGCCTCCCGCCTCGCGCTCGTCTGCGCCCGCTCCAAGGCCTTGCGGGTCCGCTTGGCGCCCATCACCTCACGTGCAGCGCAAACGCGGCTGCAAACAGCCTGCAGGGGTCGCACTGGCGTGAATTCCTTCGCGCACTGGCGGCAGGACTTGGGATGCACGGTGGTTTTCACGCGCCCTCCAGAATCTCGCCCGTCTCGGCGTCCACCACCATGGGCTTCGGGGCCTCAAGCTGGGGCGGCAGCGTTACCGTTATGGCGTCCTCGGGCAAGGCGATGCGGCGCAACAGACGCACCAGGGGGTGCCCGGCGCGGCCGGAGGCCTCCGCTTCGCGCACGTGGCGCAGGATCTCGGCGCGGTCAGCCGCTGATACGAGCATGCTTCACCTCCTTGGCGCGCGCGACAACCATGTCTGGCAGTTGCCCCCACAGCGGTGGGTCGATGCCTGCCATGGCGTTGATGGTTTCCCACACGTATTGCTTTGCGACGTCGATCTGCGCGAGCTCGGCGTAGCCCTGGACCATGCGCTCGACGTGGTCGGCGTAGAAGTTGGGGGTGGTCATACGAACAATCCCTGCTGCACGTCGTATGCGGGCTCGGCGGTGGCCAGCGCCGATCGGCTGTACTCCGCGAACGGTGCTTTGCGCCACACGTAACCATTGGCCCAGCGCGCGACATCCTTCAGCCGCTGCTCGGTCCAATCGAATCGGACATGCGGGCGGCGCTCCAGTGCGTTGAGCTTGATGTATGGCTGCACATGCGGCTCGCCACCCCACTCGATCACCTGTTCGATGCGTCCCATGCATTCCGCGAAGGGCTCATTGCCAATCAGCACATAGACGCGCTTGCGGTAGGTTGGTACGTCGCGCAGCATGTGCATGACGCGCTGCACGTCATGGCGCTCGGCCTGGTCATCGAAGGCAAAGCGCCACGGGCCGCGGTTGATGACGGACCACCGCGCAAAGACCTCGTCGTCGAACGTGCGCGGCTCGAAGCCAGAATTGGCGTCCAGCAGCGGCACCCCTTCGCCCTGGTACCGCGCGATGATGTGGTCTTGGTAGTCGGCCGGCAAAGCCGACAAGTTGTTGTCACACAGAACCGGCCGCACCGGGAAATCGGGCAGTAGCGTGAACTCCTTGCCCTCCATGGCCGGCACGATGCAAAACCAGCAACCCACGGGACAGCCGCGACTTGCAATCGTGGCCGCCGGGTTGTGCCGCGCGATCGCATCCGGATATTCGTCGCCCAACTCGGCCACGTCCTCGATCTCGTGCTTCATCTTCACCAGGAACAGGGCAGGCCCACCGGCGCGGACCTTGTAGCCCAGCGCGCGGTACCACAGGGCACGCGCATAGGCCTGGTCCAGCAGCCAGGTGAACGCCACCGACAGGTAGGCCGTGTCGCCGTCCGTCCACTCGGCAAGGCCGCCGACCCATGTGCTTTTCTTGATCACAGCGGGTTCGCCTTCCGCACAGTCTTGGCCTGCATCGAACGAAGAACCTCGGCTGCGCTCACAAGGCGACCGATCATGTCGTCGCTTCCGAGCCAGTCATCCGATTCAGTTGTTCGGCCAAACCGGCTGATGCCGTGGAGACTGCATATGTCCTGCATGAACCGACGCGGGATGCTCGACTCTGTCGACTCGTAGTCCTGCTCCAGTCGGCAGTGCGCGCCACTGATCCGATACACCGTCCACCCGATGCCTAACAGGCGCCGGTCGCGCGCTTCATCCTTGGCTTTGTCGATGTGGTAGGCCGCGCCGTCGCACTCGATGGCCACCTTCGCCTTGGGGTTGGCGAAGTCGACGAAGAAATCCAGCACCGGGTACTGTGGGTACAGCACCGCATCGCATGCCCTGATGTCATGCCATAACCACGCTTCGATGGGCGTCATGAAGATCATGTTTCCGCCGGCCCACTCGTAGGCGTCCGCTGCCCACTCGTTCTTTGGCGCCGCCATGATCAGTGGCGTGAAATCGCGGTAGAAGGCGCGGATCTCGTTCCACTTGTTCTGAATGAACATCACACTTCCTCCGTGTAGTGCCTGGATACGGGCTTCAATGGGGCCTCGGGCATGACGGTCTCGCGCCACCGCTGTTTGGAGCCATCAAAGCCAAGTGCAATGGCTCCTGTGCGGCCTTGCCGGTTCTTCGGGACGTCGCAGTACAGGGTTTGAAACCCGCTGCTCATGGTTGCCATACGCGACAGAAGCATCACAACGTCCGCGTCTTCTTCGATGGCGCCTGATTCCTTCAGGTCGCTGAGTACCGGCCGCCCGCCGCTTCGCTTTTCAACTTCCCGGTTCAACTGGCTCAACAGGATCACCGTGATGTCCAACTGCTTGGCCAGCGCCTTGGTGCCGCGGCTCAGTTCCTCGATCTGGTGATGACGGTTGTCCTTGTCCTTGGAGCCAGCGCACAACTGCAGGTAGTCGATCACGATCAGCTTGATTCCATGGGTGCGCTTGAGTGCGCGCGCCTTGGCTGCGATGTCGTGCAGCATGAGCGCCGGCTGGTCGTCCAGGAACAAGGGGATCCCCCGCATCTTGTCGGCCGCCTGGGTCAGCGCAGGCCACTCGTCGTCGGTCAGTTGCCCGTTGATCAGGTTGTCCAGGTTGATCGAGCCGATGTTTGCCACAGCCCGGTCGGTGAGCTCGTCCTTGGACATCTCCATGGAAAAAAACGCCGCTGGGTGCCCGTTCATCGCCAGGTTCAGGCATATCTGCTCGGCCAGCGAAGACTTTCCGATGGATGGCCGCGCAGCCAGGATGATCTGCTTGCCCCCCTTCAGGCCGCCGCCGATCATGCGGTCAAGGCCCTTGAACATCGTTGGGATTCCAAGCGGCTGCGTCCCGTCGGCAAGGCTTTGGATGCGGTCCAGCAACTGCACGATGCCTGCGTCAATCGCGGTCGGACTGGTCGAACGGGTGCGGCTGGTTTGCAGTTCCTGCAGCAACCCTTGCGCTCGGTCCAGGCGCTGTGGGATTGACAGCCCAGCTTCCACGGCGATGCTTCGCACTTCGTCAGCCGCCGCCAGCAATCCGCGCATCAGCGCCCGCTCCGCGATGATTTCTGCATACCGGCGCATGTGCGATGCACTGGGAACGTACTGCGCCAATGCGTGCAGGTTCGTCAGGCCGCCGCACTCCTCGACCTTGCCATCCGCCTCCAGCCGCTCGTAGACGGTGATCACGTCGGCGGGCTTGTTTGCCGTGACCAATGCGCCGATGGCCGAGAAAATCAGGCGGTTTGCGTGCGAGAAAAAGTGGCTTTCCGTGAGGATGTCGGCCACCTGGTCCCATGCGTCGTTGGACAGCAACAGGCCGCCCAGCACACCACTTTCGGCTTCGGATGACCACGGAAGTACGTCGACGGGAAGGTCACGCGGGTTCATGGACGGGTTCTTTCGGTTTGCTGCGGGTTTCGATCACGCGCTTGGCCTGCAGCCCGGTGGCGGTCCACTCGGCAGCACCCTCTGCGTTGACGAACCACAGGTTTTGCCAGCGGTTCTTGATGTTGTTGGCGAAGTGCCCTGGCCAGTCCTTGTAGCCCTTGCGCGCATGCTCGCCGGTCAGGTACTTGTCCCGAAAAACCAACCACGAAACCTGCACCATCTCACCGGTAATCCCGGCGTCAGCGCAGTAGGCGCGGATGGGGTGGTCGTCGGGGATCGGCTTCTTGCCTTCAGCCTTGCAAAGCGCCAGGTAGGTGATCAACGGGACTTCGGCACGCTTCTGGCGGGTGGCGCGCTTTGTCGCGCCCTCTCCTGAACGTAGTGAAGGAGAGGTATTGGTGTCTGGTGTCTGGAGAGCATTGCCTTCGCTATGCGTTCGCATGCTGTCCGCATGTGCGTCTGGTGGATGCTCGGTCGATGCGTTCGCATTGCCTTCGCTATGCGACTTGGTCTTGTTCCAGCGTGCGTCGGCAGATGCGCGGGCCTTCGCCTGCTTGTCCGAATAACGTGCGATTTCGGCCTGCACGCGCTTCTGGGTGTACCCATCAGAGGCCTTGTCGAAGAACTTTGCCAGCACGTAATCCACTGCCTTGCGCTCGGCAGGCTTGTTGGCCCTGGCCAGCCTGTAGACCTCCTTGATGTCAGGTGGCAGCGGCTTCTCTGACTGGTAGCACTGGTCGACCAGACGGTTGTAGGCGCCGTCTTCGGTCATGTCCAATGAGACCGTGTCCTTGATCCAGTCGCCGACGTGCTTTTCGAAGTAGTTCACTGCGCGCCTTCCTGCCGCCTCTGCGCCCGCTTGGCCTTCCCCACCTCGTTCCACCACTTGCGCGCAGCTGCCCGGTGGCGCTGCTTTGCTTCGTGCTCGGTGAAGTGGTTCGATCCTGGTGGGCGTCCAATGCGCACCGTGCGACCGGCAAACGTAATGGTCGACGGGCCTGTGGCGGTCCATGGGGATGTCATGCCGACTCCAATTCTTCAGCGCAGAACAAACCGGATTCCTGCGTCTCGCGCGCCTCCGTCAAATTGCGTCTTGCAAGTTCCCAATAGCTGCGCTTTAATTCCGAGCCAACAAAGCGCCGCCCCATTTCAATGGAAACGTAGCCCTCGGAACCAATTCCGGCGAATGGAGAAAAGACCAAATCGCCGGGGTTACTCCACAACTCCATGGCGCGTTCGATCACATCGAGCTGCAGCGGGCAGATATGGCGCTCGTCGTCCGATTCGCGGGCGGTTTTGAATTGCAGGGTGCGGGACGGATTGATGTCCATCCAGACCGGACTGGCGTACCGCTGCCACTTCTGGACCGGGAACGTGTCGTGCGTATGGCTGATCGGTTCGGCGTTGTCGCCCGGCTTTCGCACCGTCACCAGATAGTCGGCAATGCCCTGGCGCGACATGCTCGAATCCTTGCGGATGGTCTTGTGCAACAAGCCCAGGGCCTTCGTGCGCTGCATGGCCGTTACCGGGTCTTTCCAGATCGTCACCTTGCTGTGATAAATCCACCCTTCCTCGGTGAACATGCGGGTCAGTTCGCCAGTGAAATCGTGCAGGCCAATCACACCGTCACGGAACTTCGATGTCTGCAGGTCCATCGCGTGGAACGACAGCAGACGCCCTGGCTTGATGACGCGGTACAACTCGCGCACCAAAAAGCGGAAGTGTTCATAGAACTCGCTCGTGGTCCTGCAGTTCCCCATGTCCCGGTCACTGTTGCTGTAGGTGTAGAGCGATGCGAAGGGAGGCGAAAACACGCTGTAGTCGATGCTGTTGTCCGGCAGTTCGCGGGCCACTTCAACGCAGTCGCCCAGGTGCAACGTCCATCCGTTGCCAGTCGCCACATCGCGCTTGTAATCACTCTTTTCCACCGTAGCCCCTTTGATTGATTGGCGCGTCAGTTCGCGCATGTGAGACACCATCGAATCGGCCATCGTGTCGGCCTGCTTTTGCTTGCGTTCGAGGTTGGCCATGACGGCGCCCTCGGATTCGGCAGACACAAGATGCACGTTGACCGCCTTGGATTGACCGAAGCGGTAGCAGCGCCGAACAGCCTGATAAAAGCTCTCGTAGCTGTCGTCCAGGCCAGCAAACACCACATCGGCGCAGTGCTGCCAATTCATCCCAAACCCGGCGATCGATGGCTTGGTGACGATGACGCGCTTGACTCCGTGCGTGAAGGCCATGATTGCAGCCTCTTTCTGATCCAGCGTCATGGAGCCGGTAACCTCAACCGCATCAGGAATCGCATCGGCCAGCGCTTTGCTTTCATCGTTCAGATGGCACCAGACGATGGCGGGCCGGTTGTGGCTGTTGACCAGATCGGCGGCAACCTTCACGCGCTCCTGCAGACTCCCGCGCTTGGCGTCCCGTCGCTCGGTCAGCGTCTGCGCGATGCCGCTGAACAACTGGCCCGGCAATGCCTCGGGTGACTCAATGATGTGTTCATGCATCCGCAGTCCCGGCAGGATGTAGCGCGACCCATCAAAGCCAAGATCGGCAGGGTTGCGGATGCAAACTGCCCACGTGCTCATCCACTCCCAAAACCGCGTCTTGCCGTGTCCCTTCAATCTCCACTGGCTGGTGTCGCCGCCGTCGTGGATGAAGAACATGGCGAGCATTTCCGTTGCCGTCATCACCCCCAGGAATTCGGCCTGATTGCCAAGCTCCATGTGGTCATTCGGGCTCGGTGTCGCGGTGCAGGACAGCCGGTATGGCGTGTCCTGGAACATCGCTGTAATGCGCGCCCGTGTCTTGCTGTCGTGCGCCTTCAAGATGCTCGATTCGTCCAGCACCACGCCAGCAAAGTCGGCAGGGTTGAAGCGATCCAACATTTCGTAATTCGTAATCGTGATGCCCGACTTCGCGTCTTTCTGGTCGCGGCAATACCGAACATCAATGCCGAACTTCGCCGCTTCCTCGACGGTCTGCTGCGCCACACACAGCGGCGCGGCAATCAGTACATCGCCGCCCGTGTGCTCGTGGACTTGGCGCGCCCACTCGGTTTGCATGGCCGTCTTGCCCAGGCCCGTGTCAGCGAAAATCGCAGCGCGTCCGCGCTTGCATGCCCATTCCACAATGGCGCGTTGGAAGTCGAACAAATCGCCGCCGATGTCTCTTGGCTCAAAACCGACCGGGATGGTGGTCGTGGCCTTCGCCCGCAGGAAGTCGGTGTAGTTCATGCCCGCACCCCCGTCCCCTGAATCCGCCCCGTCTTGTCCGCATCAACCTGTGTGCGGATGACGATCTGGCGCTTGGACTTGTCGATCGGACTGTTGCCAATGTGGATCGCTTTGCCAGACTTCTTGATCAGCCGGTTGGCGCTTGCCAATTCAGCGGCCTGCGACTTGTTGAGCTTTGCAGGCTTGCGAAATGTGCTCGGGCCGGTCGCCGCCCAGGTGGCCGCGGTTTCGTCGGTTTTCATGCTGCCTTCTTCACCGGCTCGAGCAGCCACACGCGGCCCATGTTGTCACCGGGGTAGTGCCGCACCGCGCGCACATCGGCATCCGGGCAGTTCGCATCGCGCCATTTGCGCAGGGCATTGCCCACCTTCGGCGCGTCCTCGCTCTTGCACTT